TGTTCTTCAAATGATCAAAGATCAGAAGCAAAAAGAGGAAAGAAAGCATCAAGCCGCTTTGTGTCAGATTGGACAATGTAAAACTAAAATCTCAAAATAAATGAATCACTATGTCTATCATGATGATGACATGGACAAAGACAATAGACCTCCTGCATGTTATCAATTAACATATCGAGGTTGTAAATATTGGTCTTGCTATCTTATTCATTTAAGAGATTGGTTTGAAAAAATGTTGAATGTAGAAGGGTCTTGACAACCCTTCTTTTTTTACTTATGTAAAAAATTTTATACTTATGTAAAAAAGACATAAAAGTTAGTAAAGTTAAGTATTAATACCTAAATAATTACAGAAGTAAAGAGAAGATAAAATGAAAAAGAGAAAATAGGTAAATTGAAATATTCAATATGATATTCTTTATAAATTGGAGGACATCATGAATAAAACAATAATTTACAATCAGTTTGATAAGTGGGTAGATGGTATTGAACATTTAAATCATAGTCTTGAGGATCTAAATCATACTCTAGATGATATAATCCAAGAAACCGATTATTTAAATACTTACTATACTCATACAATGAATGAGCAGAACAAAAAACTAAAACCCAAAAGAACAATCATTAATTTTTTAGAATAGATTGCAGAGAGGTGTTTGACACTCTCTCTTTTTTTGTATATAATTAGTTTTGTCTTGATTAACATATCTAATATTATGGAAAGAGATCAGTTAAAACTCATTGTAAGAAATCTTCGACTTTTAGTTGATGCACTAGAGGCTGAAGTTTATTCTGATGTTGATTCTTATCGAAACAGAATGGAACAAACACTTCCTCCATTAGCGGATTATGATGAAGTATTTGAAGATGATGAATAAAAATTTCAAAGAGGTAATAAACGTTCAATGAATCATGCAAGTTTAATTTCTGTTACACCTGATGCAGAGAAGCACATTGCATATTGTGCTCGTGTAAGTAATCCAAATAATCAGGATAATGAAAACTATGCTAAACTATTGGCATATTGTATCAAACATCGTCATTGGTCGATTTTTGAACAAGCATTTATGACTCTTGAGATTGAAACTACAAGAGGACTAGCAGCACAAGTTTTACGTCATAGGTCTTTTACTTTTCAAGAGTTTTCTCAGCGATACGCAAGTACAAATCTTTTGTCATCGAACATTGAACTTCCTGAACTTCGTCGTCAAGATACAAAGAACCGTCAGAATTCAATTGATGATCTTGATTCAGAAATGATAGAAAAGTTTAATCGCCAAATGGTAACTCTTTTTAGTTCTGCATCAAATCTTTATAATCAGATGTTGGAAGCTGGAGTTGCAAAAGAATGTGCTCGTTTTGTTCTTCCACTTGCTACTCCTACTAAGATGTATATGAGTGGCTCATTGCGGAGCTGGATTCATTACATTGAATTACGATCTGCCAATGGAACTCAGAAAGAACATATGGACATTGCTCTTTCTTGTAAGGAAATTTTTAAAGAACAATTTCCTGTCATTTCAGAAGCTCTGGAGTGGTAATAAATATTAATATATCATGGAGGAAATAATTTGGCATCGTATCCAGTAATTAACACCAAGACTGGTGAACAGAAAGAAGTGAAAATGAGTGTTCATGAATGGGACCAGTGGAGAAAAGATAATCCAGATTGGCTCAGAGATTACTCAGACCCTTCTACTCTTCCTGGAGTGGGTGAGGTAGGTGAATGGTCAGACAAGATGATGAAGACTCATCCTGGATGGAATGATGTACTTACAAAGGCATCTAAAGCGCCAGGATCAAAAGTAAAACCTTTCAAGTAATATGGCGACTAAGAAAAAGACGGGTATCGGCAGCACCAATCCAGTTCCATTTGGTATGAGTAATCGAACTATGAAAAGAAAGAAACCAATTAATCTTGATTATATCAAGAAAGTTGAACCAATCACAGAGAACCAAGAGTTATTCTTTGAAAAGTATAAGTTGGAGCAGAACCTTGTTGCATATGGTTGTGCTGGTACTGGAAAGACCTTTATAACCCTCTACAATGCCCTTCTAGATGTCTTAGATCCCAAGACACCCTACGAGAAGATTTACATCGTCAGGTCTCTTGTACCCACCAGAGAAATTGGTTTTCTTCCTGGTGATCATGAAGATAAATCATCTCTTTATCAGATTCCTTATAAGAATATGGTGAAGTATATGTTTGAGATGCCTGATGATGCTTCTTTTGAGATGTTGTATAATAATCTCAAAGCACAAGGAACAATTTCTTTTTGGTCTACTTCATTTATTCGTGGAACAACATTGGATAATGTCATTATAATTGTTGATGAATTTCAAAATCTAAATTTTCATGAGTTAGATTCGATGATTACTCGTGTTGGAGAAAATTCAAAAATGATGTTCTGTGGTGATGCAAGTCAATCTGATTTGATAAAACAGAATGAGAGGAATGGTATTGCTGATTTTATGAGAATCTTGACAAACATGCCATCCTTTGATATTATTGAATTTAATGCAGAAGATATCTGTCGTAGTGGACTCGTAAAAGAGTACATCATTGCTAAACTTGAACTTGGTATGTAATGTTTAATCATATTGAAATAGATTATCCTCAACTTGAAAGAGAGACAATTGATGGTGTAAGATATTATGATACTCCTGATGGACAAAAATTAGTATCTATCACTTCTGTCATTAGTCATTACAATCGTGAGATCTTCAGGGAATGGAGAGCAAAAATTGGTAATGATGAAGCAAATAAAATTACCAAAGCTGCAACAAGTCGTGGTACTGATATGCACACTTTGGTTGAAAACTATTTGTTGAATCAAGAACTTCCTGAAGTTCAACCACTATCAGATCTTCTTTTCAAACAATCAAAACCTTATCTGAATAAAATTGATAATATTCATGCTATTGAACAATCTCTTTTTAGTAAAGAGTTGGGAGTGGCAGGAACAGTTGATTGTATTGCTGAATACGAAGGTGAACTAGCAGTTATTGATTTTAAGACAAGTAAAAAACCAAAACCAGAAAAGTGGATTGAACATTATTTTGTACAGTGTGCTGCATATGCATGTATGTTGTATGAAATGACTGGTATTATAGTAAAAAAGTTTGTAATCATTATGTCCTGTGAGGATGGAGATTGTGTAGTCTATGAAAAATATGATAAAAGAAAGTACATCAACCTTCTTGCAAAGTACGTTGGCGAGTTTGTTGAATTTAAACTGCAGGAATATGGAAAAACCTGAAGAACTCAGTATTGATCAACTTATTGAAAATAAATTCTATAACAGTAGAACTTTTTCTGAAGAAATTGAGAAGATCACAAAACAAAATAAAGACATGAAATACATGGATGCTATTGTCTTCTTTTGTGAAAAAAATAATATTGATGTTGAGTCTATTCCAAAACTAATGTCTAAACCATTGAAAGAAAGACTTAAGTGTGAAGCAATGGAACTCAACCTTTTGAAAAAAACATCACATGCAAAACTTCCTATATGATTCCTAAAGTGAGTCCATTCGATTGCTATAAATCCTACTTAGGATTAAAAAATCATTTTACAAAAGAGAAGTATGATTTTCACAAATATTCTGGAAAATCAAGAGCGTCATTAAATTCTTTTTATAAAAGACGTGATCGGTTCTTCTTTGAAAAATTAAGTAGACAAAAAGATGATAGTGAAGTTGTTGAATTCTTTGTTTCAAATTTTGTAAGTTGTGATGATCCTCAATCATTGTGGATTGGTGAGATTGTCAAAAATGGTGAACAGAATTATACTGATTGGAAGAGAAGGCTTCAATCATTAAGTTATACATTTAAATCAGAAATCGAATCTGTATTTGGTGAAAAGAATTTTGATGATATGTTTAGAATTGAGGGGACTAAACATCCTCCAGCAATTAAAGAACATTTGTTAAAAAATCTATCACTTGAATCTTTAGTAATCTTAAATAAAATCATCGGATTCAAAAATGATTTTGATAAAAAACTTGATGATCCTGTTTGGAAGTTTTTATCGATGAGAATCAATAAGTATGATTCTTTTATACATATTGATGTATTCAAGTTCAAAACAATTCTAAAGGAGGTAATTATTCATGACAATTGATAATGCAACTGTACTTGAAAACTTGAAAGTTCAAAGAACTGAAATTGAAAAAGCTTTAGAAAGTAATAGAGAAATGTATCTTAAAATTCAAGGAGCTATTGAAATTCTTGAACAAATAGAAGAACAAAATTCAGAATCAGAAGAAGAACCAGAAGAAGAACCAGAAGAAGGGAAAGAATGAGCTTTTTTCAATCAGAAATTGTTCAGACAGAAATGAAAGAAATTGCTGAACTACAAGATGAAATTTATAAAAATGTGTTTACTTTTTCATCTATGGATAGAAACGGTAAACTCAAACATATTGAAATGCTTGAAGAGTTATTAAAGAAACAACAAGTTCTTTATACAAGATTAAGTCTTTCCGATGATCCTGAAGCAAAGTATATGAAAGATACTATTATGGTTTCCGCAAGACAGCTGGGATTTCCTGAAGATGTTGATCTATCATATATCTTTTCCAACATGTGTCATATTATTGATAATATGAAAAAGTCTCTTGATGCGAGTTGACAATAGGTAAAAAAGGTTCTATATTGAGGCTGGCTGATCCTCTACCAAGCTAAAGTACAAAGGCCAAATACATCTAATACGGAGTAAACATGTCGTTTTCTGATCTTAAAAAACAATCTTCTTTGGGTTCTCTTACCAGTAAGTTGGTAAAAGAAGTTGAAAAGATGAATAACACTGGTGGTAGTAGTGATGATCGTCTCTGGAAACCAGAGATGGATAAAAGTGGAAATGGTTATGCAGTCATTCGTTTTCTTCCTGCACCTGAAGGAGAAGATCTTCCCTGGGTTAAACTGTTCTCTCATGCCTTTCAAGGTCCTGGAGGATGGTATATTGAAAATTCTCTGACTACAATTGGTCAGAAGGATCCTATTAGTGAACTCAACAGGGAACTGTGGAATACTGGAAGTGAAGCAGATAAAGATACTGTTCGTAAACAAAAACGTAAATTGTCTTTCTATGCAAACATTTATGTTGTAAAAGATCCTGCCAATCCTCAAAACGAGGGAGGTGTGTTTCTTTACAAGTTTGGTAAGAAGATCTTTGATAAGATCATGGATGTGATGCAACCAGAGTTTGAGGATGAAACACCAATTAATCCTTTTGACTTTTGGCAAGGTGCTAACTTCAAACTGAAGTTGCAAAAGAAAGATGGGTACTGGAATTACGATAAGTCTGAATTCGATCGTCCTGGTCCTCTTTTGGATGATGACGATGCAATGGAAGCAATTTGGAAGAAACAATATTCACTGACGGCATTGACTGCTCCTGATCAGTTCAAATCATATGATGAACTGAAAAAACGTCTTGATTATGTTCTGGGCAATAAGTCCAGTCGTATGACAACTGTAGAAGAGGAGACGGAATATGACAACTATGCTGCGACAGAACGAAAGTCAGTCAGTGAAGATGAAGTCATGCAAAAACTTGAAGAATCTTACAAAGCATCAAAGAATGTTGAAACAACATCCGTTGATGATGACGATGATGATGCTCTTAGTTATTTCTCAAAGTTGGCTGATTCCTGATACAAAAATCAATAATTAATTCTCATATACCCCGAAAAAAAAATCGGGGTATTTTTTTGTCTTATTACTTTTTTTTATTCGTATAATTTGATATTATCTCCTCGTACCAGACTGTCAGACACATACTGACTTGAACCTTCTGGATATGGCATAATTGTTTCAAGATCATCAATTATTAGACCAAGATAAAACTCTTTAAGTAAGAAAATATTTCTTCTTTGATTTTGAATATTTAATTCATATTGATAGTTTGTAATTTCACTTACACTTGATGTTGTAATACTTTGACCTAACCCAGAATCAAAATATGTAACACTGTAGTCTGAAGGAACTTCAAGACCTGCAGGAATGATTATTCTCTTCAGACTATCTCTAATTTCTCTGGTTTCATAATGTCTAACAGAATATATTGTTTGATTATCACCATACTTATATGTTAGATATTTTTCAAATCCTTCCTGTGTCAATGGCCATTCGGTTTCAATATTAAGAATATTATTTGAAAGTAATACTAACCAATCAAGATTTGGATCATCATATACCTTTTCTGCAACATTATCTGGTCGATCATCTCCGACAATCGTGTATTTTGTAAAATATGCTAAATCCTGAAATATATCTTCTCTAAGTTTTGTTCTTTTGAAAAGATTTTTTACTTGAATGTAATTTGAAACACTATTGGTATTTGGAGTACGATCAACGTACTCAAAATTAGGAACGTAGCTGAAGTATTGTTGTGTCATTTGTTAAAATCCCATTGTGGTTCCAGTATCATCAAGTTTATCCACTCCTGGTTCTATTGTACCCATTCCAATTTGATCAGCGTAATTTGGCTGCAACTCAGTGAATGAAAGACTTACATCATAAGATGTAAGTGATCCAGTTGAACCAAATGTCATATAAGAACCATCTGGAGTGTAATCAATTGAAAGATTTGTTAAAGCACAGGGTTTGAACTGATTTAGATATGGATGTACCTCTCCAATGGTTTCTCTGTTACCCATATAAACATACTCAAGTTCAAAGACTCTTGGAGATCTTAGAAATAAATTTGAACTAGTTCTTTGTGGTAATGAATTTCTTTTAAATGCTCGAATTATTTTTCGGATTTCTTCAGATTCTTTGTCAAATCTAGGAGTAAATCTGAAATTAAAGTTGAATGTTCTTAGTGTTGGTCCATTGAATAACAACTCAAGATTTGGATTTATGACCATACCAGAAGCTCTTCCTACAAGATTTACTCCGACTGCTTGTCCAGCAAAGTATGCAGATATAAATGGTTTCAAGTTAGGATCATCTGTAAGACCTCGTACTGTGTCAAATAAATTCTTTGTATTATTCACTATTCCACCAAAATCGGCACTTCCGATACTATTGATATTGGCCATAGCAAATTCACCAAGTACTTTTTTTACAGGATTAAGAGTATCATCTGACCAATTTACTTGATTTGATTCTGTCAGTTTTGGTTGCATTGGTAAATATATGGTTTCATATTGAGTAGAATTTGTTGTATTTACAAAACCATTAGTAATATTAAGATTTTCATTAGAAATACTTGGTACATAATCATAAGCAGTGATTCTAATATAATCAATTCCAAATTCTTCTGGTGGTTCTAGTAAAGGATATCTAAGAGTGACTCCTTTTCCACCACCAACTTTAGTTGATGTTAATGATTTATTTGTATCCGTTAATTTATTATAAGATAGACCTTCATCAGTATATGGATCTTCTACATCCACACCTTCAGGAGAAAGAATAGGAACTTGTGCATCAGGTTCTTGAGTTTCTGGTTGTAATTGTGGTCCTGTATTGGGTTGTGAACTTAATTGTCCTCTACTACTTACAACTTGACCAGTTACTGAATCTTTTACATAAGGAATTTTATATACCTGAGCATAAGTACTCCTACTTCTTTCTGATAGATCTACAGAACTATAATTATTAAGATCATTTAATACATCACCTCTAGTTTCATTGAATTCATTAAATCCTTGTGTGTAGAAAAGACTATTAAATTCTGGTTGTGAGGTTTCTTGAAATCCTTGAGATCTTTTAGATCTATTGTAATCTAGTCTAAAAACTTCTTGATTGATATAGTTCCAGTTTCCTCCATTTACTTTAGGATCTGATTTGGCATATTCAAATAAAAATTCTCCAGGTTTATTCTGATATGGTCTTCTTATAGTTATGACACCAGTACTTGTGTCAGTAACTGACTCTACTAAAAGACCATTCCAGGTTTGTTTTTTTATTACTTCTGCCATTAAATTTGAGGAAAGTCTTTTTTACTTATTTATTTTAAATTTTTGATAAGGAATAGATCTTAAAGTCATTAGTTCTTGTGGATATATTACATGAAGACCTTGATATTCATTCCAAGTATAGTTTCTAAAATCTCCCCAGTGATAATTTAGTCCTTTAAATCCCCACATGTACATTCCAACACAAGCAATTAATGGAAATTCATCGTATTCAATTCTAGGAGTCTTTGGATTATAAACAAAAGTATAATATTTACCTATTGTAGGAAAACTTTCTCTTTCATCAGCAAGTTCCATAATTCTCATCATCATATTGTCTTCATTCGTTTGAGACATTATGTCATTCACATCTTTCTCAGAGAATCTGTCAATCTCACTGGATTGATATCTTTCTAAATCTTCATCCACGAGCTGGAGGGAGTTGTTTTCTTTGTTGTACTGGTTCTAATCTCTTTTGAGATTGATTATTTGAAGGTGGTAATGATTTTCTTTGTGAACTTCCACCCAACATAGGTCTTTCATTTCCTGGTCTAATTGCTGGTCTTTGTCTACTTCCAGCCATAGCTGTTGAGACGGGTCTTGCTGAAATTTGTCTGTGCTGTGGTGGTTGTTGTGATGCTGCAGTTCTTCTTGCAACCATCGAATTATTTGAAGACGGTGGTCTATTTGCAAGAGGTCCACCTTTTTCACGTTCTGGTCTTTCTACTTTCTTGTATCTATAAGGAAGTGGTTGTCTTTGATTTTGTGTTGTACTGGTTTCGGGATTAGTTTCAGGAGTTTGTGGTTGATCTTTAGCTGTTGTTTTTTTCTTATCTTCTTGATTTTTCTTCGATCCAATTCTTTTCCATCTAAGTGGATTCCAATCTCTTTTTTGAAAACCTGCTGCACCTACACCTCTAGTATATCCAGAACTCCCAGAACCAGATCCAGATCTTGATATTGCGGATGATGTTTGACCAGATGCAGAATCAGCTTCAATTATAAATTGAGAAAAAGTTTTCATGAGACTTTTTGATTATTTATTATGTACTTTTTACCTGATAAGTTTTCTTTGTCTTACATATCTTGAATATCCAAATGAAACATCAAGTGTTAATGATTCACTATTTGAAGAATAACTAAATGACATACTATCAACTCTTTTTGGATATGCTTTAATTAAGACGTATTCCATAGAATACTTTTTTTGTCTAGAATCTTTTATACGTTTTGAATACTCATCTTCAACTTCGGAATCACTTTCTATTATATCTTTTTCAAACTTAGTGATATATATGTCATTCGTATAATCATTATAATAATTCATTCTGTAATTTACATAAGGTGCATAATAAGAATCTCTTGTGCGATTTCCTGTTCCAACTCCACTCATATAATCCATCCATCCTTCAAAAAACTCTACAATATCATAATTATTATCGACATAAAATGAAAGTGCTATTTCATTTTCATAACTTCTTCGATATGGTATTTCTTCAACAACACCATGATAATCAGCACTTGTTGCATGAGTCATAAATGATGAAGATGGAGTAGTTGTTTGATAACATCTAAGTTCAATATCCTCTCCAATAACATCATAATTTATATCTCTTCCTTCACTTTTTAAAAAATCCACAACAGTTTGAGGTGGTCTAAACTTAACCACAAATAAGTTTGGTTTAGCAACATTGAGAATTCTACTCTTTAACTGACTTGTCTTTATTGGTCTTGGAGTAGGTCCCCCACTTGGAGCAGCCATCTAAATACTTATTACTACCATTACTATGTATAACTGATGCCGAAGGATTCTAAATGGCACCAAGGTAGATTTCATCCCCAAAATCCAAAAAAATACCTTGGTGATTCAAATAATATTATTTACAGAAGTAGTTGGGAGTTACATTTTTTGAAATGGTGTGATAGAAATGATGCTGTCATTGAGTATGCATCAGAAGAATTTTCTATTCCTTATGTATCTCCAGTGGATAACAGAGTTCATAGATATTATCCTGATGGATTTGTGAAAATAAAACATAAAGATGGAAGTATCAAGAAATATATTATTGAAATTAAGCCAGAAAAACAAACTAAAGAACCTAAGAAACCATTAAGAGTTACTAAAAACTATATCAATGAGGTGAAAAATTATGCTGTCAACCAAGCTAAGTGGAAGTATGCCGAAGAATTTGCAAAGGATAATGGTATTGAATTTAAGGTATTGACTGAAAATGATTTGGGAATTTCATTATCAAAAAAGCGTAAAAAACACAAATAAATAACTCTACCTGAACTCATTATTAGGTCGTTATGCCTTTACCAAAAATATCCACACCAACATATGAGTTGGAGTTGCCATCTTCCAAACAGAAAATCAAGTATAGACCATTTTTAGTAAAAGAAGAAAAACTTCTTGTACTTGCATTAGAGAGTGAAGATACTAAACAAATTACGATGGCAATTAAAAATGTCATCAAGAGTTGTATTTCAACAAGAGGAATTAAAGTAGAGGAACTTCCTACTTTTGATATTGAATATCTCTTTTTAAATATTAGAGGTAAGTCTGTTGGTGAAGAAGTCGAACTTAATATTACAGCTCCAGATGATAATGAAACTCCGATTCCTGTTACTATTTCTTTAGACGATATTAAAGTTGTTGAAAGTGAAGATCATACTAAACAGATCAAACTAGATGATGACTTAATGATGGAAATGAAATATCCATCATTGGATCAGTTTATTAAAAATAATTTTGATTTCAGTGATGGTAGAAATATTGATGATTCATTTGAACTGATTGCTTCTTGTGTTGATAAAATTTATAATGATGAAGAGGTATGGTCAACTGCTGACGTTAGTAAAAAAGAAGTTGTTGAATTTCTTGATCAATTGAATTCAATTCAGTTCAAAGAAATTGAAAAGTTTTTTGACACGATGCCAAAACTTTCTTATACATTGGAAGTTACAAATCCAAAAACTAAAGTTAAAAGTACTGTCGTACTGGAGGGACTATCAAGTTTTTTCGGATAGGACTGATCCATATGGATCTGGAAAATTATTTCCGACTTAACTTTGCCTTGATGCAATACCATAAATATTCTTTAACAGAGATTGAAAATATGATGCCTTGGGAGAGAGATGTATATGTGTCTCTTTTACAACAACATTTAGAAGAAGAGGAACAGAAACTTAAGGCACGACAAAATGGCTAGAGATCCTAAGACATTAAGAAAGGCTTACGAGTATAAACTCGGAAAGGATCTCGCATCCAAACTTTCTGATACTCAAATTAAAAAGTTATCACAATACTATAATTCACTCTCAGCAAAAGAACAAAGTAAAGTTGATAGTGATCTCATAGCAGGTAAAGGTGATTTTCTGGATGTTGCCAGAGGAATGGCAGAGGGTATTGTTGATGGTGAAGTGGCATCAGTCTCAGAAGCTGATAAGAAAAAATTTACTAAGAAAGAAGATAAAGTACCTGAAGGACTTGATGACCTTTTAAATGATATTAAGAAAGAAATTGATGAAAAAGTTCCTGAGGGACTTGATGACCTTTTAAATGATATCAAAAATGAAGTCGAAGAAAAAGTTCCTGAAGGACTTGATGATCTTCTAAACGATATCAAAAATGAAGTTGAAGAAATTAAAGAGGATAATGAAAAAGTTCCTGAAGGACTTGATGATCTTCTAAACGAGATACAAAAAGAAGTTAAAGAAACTAAAAGTAAGACTGATAATATACCTGAAGGTCTTGATGAATTACTTGATGAAATCCGAAAGGAAGATGATAAAAGTAAAGAACAATCTAAACCATTAACATCTTCTACTCTTACAGTATATAAAGGAAAGAAAGATGATGATTTAGTTGAAGAAGAAATTGATGAGAAAATTCTCAATCTTCTGGGACTAGAAGATGTATTTGATTTAGATTATGGTACTTATGCAACACTCCTCAAAGCTTCGATTGTAGAAAATAAGGATAAAATACCAGCAGAAGAACTTGCAATTCTTTCAAATGAAAGAAAAAGAATTAGAGATAAAGTTGGTAGATTCAAAGTAAAAGGAAAGAAAATAAATGCAGAGACATTCAAAAAAACAAAAAAACCGACAGCAGTAAAAGTTGATACTAAAAAACTATTACCTGCTGCCAAGATAAAATCTGAAGACCTAAAAGAAGAAGTCAAAGAAGATACAACAGAACAACTAATACCTTTATCTGATTCTCTTTCTGATATTGAAAAAAATCTTGCAAAAATTTTAGAACTCAATCAAAAAAGACTTGATCTAGAAAAGACACAAGCAAAAACCGAAGCAAGAGAACAAGAAAAGGCTGGGGCAACACAAAGAGAAGAAAGATTAGAAGGTGATCAAGGAAAGAGATCTGTAACAAAGATTCAAAGAGTATTAGCTCCAGCAAAAGGTTTAATTGATACAATTATTGACTTTTTTAAAAATATTTTATTTGGTGGTGCAATTCAGTTATTACTTGATGTTATCAAGGATCCAGGAAAATATCTCAGAGGTATCATTGATTTTATAAATGGATTCATAACAAAAATTGATGATTTGTTTGAGTGGATGTATGATACTTTAATTTTAGGAACAATCAATCAATTTATTGGTTTAGCAAATTCTATCATCACAACCATTGAAGATACTATCAATGATATTGCAAATAAAGTTCCATTCTTTGATCCAATAACTTTAGGAAAGATCGATCCCATAGATACAACTTTAGATCAAGTACCTAATCTTCCTCAAGTTCCCACTCCTCAATGGGCACAACAACAAGAGGGTGGTGGTACAGTACTTTCTAATCAAGAAAATGGATTTGGCACAATAGTTAACAAAATTTTTATTCCTCAATGGGCACAACAACAAGAGGGTGGTGGTACAGTACTGAACAAAATTTTTATTCCTCAATGGGCACAACAACAAGAGGGTGGTGGTACAGTACTGAACATAGATAAAATTTCTTTCACCAATGGAGGTAAAATTGGAAAAGATTCTGGTATTACAATCACAGGAATGGGTAGAGACACTCAACTGATTGCTGCTCAACCTGGTGAAATTATGATGAGTAAGAAGGCTGTTGATAAGTATGGTGCAGAAAATCTTCTCGGTGCAAATGAAGCAGCAGGTGGAACAAATCAACCAAAATTTGGTAAGTTTATGGGATTTGAAGGTGGTGGTTTGATCGGTGTCAAAAATCCAAAAGGATTTAGTCCAGGTAAGGGAGACAGAAGTAAAAAAATATTCTTACACTGGACAGCTAGTAGTTATAATAGTGATTATGGTGCATATCATACAATTTTCCAAGGTGATGGAACACCAATCAGAAAAGGAGATTATGGTGTAGATAGAGGTGGTCATACTGGTGGCGCAAATAGTAATTCTGTTGGATTGAGCATTGCATCAATGCAAGGTGCAACACCAAATAATTTTGGCAAATATCCTCCCACACAAGCACAGTTAAAAGCAATGGCTGCTGAGGCTGCAGCCTTAGCGGTGAATTGGGGTTGGTCAAAATCTGATGTAGATAAAAATGTTATGACTCATGGTGAATGGGAAAGATATGCTGTGGCAAATGGATTATTATCTTCTCCTGTTCAGAGATGGGATCTTGATATGTTAAAACAAGGAGATCCAGTAGGTAGTGGGGGTAAGGCTTTAAGAGCAATGATCAAGTCTTATATGGATGGAATGGAACCAACATCCAGTGTTCAGGCTTCCTCATCATCACCTGTTGCTCCAGGATCAATTTCTAGAGGAAGTAGTCCATCATCAGGTACTCAGTCAATAAGACCACCAATTCCATTAGAAGATCTTGGTTCATTATACAGAAAGAATTTTATGGAATTCGTTGGTCAGGGAGGTCAAAAAAGTCAGGGTTCATCTGGATCTTCGGCTTCACAAAAAAGAGTTCCGTCATTTTCTGCTGAAGATTTAAATAATGATGAATTGATAGTTGTCAAATCAATTTACAACATTGTAGGGTAATCTAATATGTTACCATTATTAACTGGAGCTGTAAGTGGAATTGCTAAAGGAGCGGTAAAAGGTGCTGCTAAAAATAAAGCAAAAAGTTTTGTTACTGGTAGGGGTAAAAAAAAGGATCCTACTCTAAGAAAGGGTGATAAGACTTATAATAAAGGTGTTGAAACAGCTACAACAGTATCAAATCCAAAAGTAAAAAAAGTGGCATCAATAAAGATGTCAAAGTTATCTATTCCTACTGGTAAGATAAAAATAACTCCGAAAAGTAAAAAAGTAAGTTATGAATCACTCAATAAGACTCTGAATAATATTACTAAGGTAACAAATTCTCTTGTAAAATCATCAGAAGCAGAACTGAATTATATAAAACAAAAAAATGAATTTGAAAGAAAAAAATCTGAAGCTAAAAGAGCCAAGAAAAGAGAAGAAAAATTAGAAAAGAAAAAACGTGGATTTTCGATTCCGAGTATTGGAATGATTCCATCTGTTAAAGGAACAGGAGAGATATTTAATTTTCTAAGTAATATCTTGTTAGGAGGTCTTGCACTCTTTCTTCTCAACAATCTCCCTGCAATAGAAAATTTATTCACAACTCTTAAAGATAATTTTCTAAATCCATTTAAATTTATTAAGTCAGTAATTGTTGGTCTAGGAACTGTATTTTCTAAACCTATTGCTTCAACACTTGGAGGGTTGTTTAATGGTGTTAGATTAGTTACTAGAAAAGTTTTAAACTTTATTGGTCCATTAACAAATAAAGTTAAAAGATCTGTTGTAAGACTTGGTAAAGGACTGAAGAATTTTGTTCTTAATATTATCAACAAAGCAAAAAATGTTGTGACAAGAGGTGTAGTAGGTGGTGCGGGAGCTGCGGCTGGAGCAAAACCAAGAACTTTAAACCAGTTAAAATCTCAATCAAGATCTGCATCACAAAGTACAATACGACAGTCATCTGCTGCAAGAAATTTTTACTCTAGAAAAGGATTTAAAAGACTTTCTGGAATATCTAAGATCTTCAAAAGAATTCCATTAATTGGAGCATTACTTTCGATTGGAATTGATTTGGCATTAGGGGAAAGTATTGACAGAACTGTTGTTGGAGCAATGGGTGGTGGACTTGGTGCATGGATTGGTGGTGGTATTGGATCTTTAGTTTTTCCTTTTGCAGGAACTGCTGCTGGAGCTATACTTGGTAGTATGATTGGTGACTGGGCAGCCAAAGCTTTATATGAAAAAGTTAAAAGTGGATTTGATCAGATAGATCCACTTTCCGATGTAAGTTCGATAGATTCAATGACATGGAGAAATATATTTGGGGTTGATGAACCATGGACTCCTCCAGAAGACTCTGAAATAGGAACAACATATCAGGGACAACCAACAGGTTCTGGAAGTGGTAGTTCAACTACTGGATTGAATATTACTGGAGCTAAAACAACATATTATGATCCTTCTTTGGGTGGTATTAACGCAAGTGGATATAAAACTCCTGAAGGTCTTCCTGCAACATCTACAGGAGAAGGATATAAACCAGAAGTATTTTCTGCTGCTGCCTTTCCACCACTACTCAAAATGTTACCTTCAAATATGACGGTTCCTGCAAGAAACTTTCCTGGTGGAAGAACTTTAAAGAAACCATTTACTGTTATTGTGACTAATAGTCAGGGTAAAAGTGCAGTTGTTAGAGTCAATGATGTTGGTCCTGGTGTTTCAGGTCATTCTTCAAATCACATGTTAGATTTTAGTGTGGCTGCAAAGAATTATTTGGGAACTGGTCAAGGTTTTACTATTCAAATGGCAGAACCTGGTTCTAAACCTGGTCCATTGAAAGATGGTCAGATAACTCCACAACAACAAACACCTCAAGTTAGACCATCACCAACTCAAACTTCTCCAGGAGAAAATGATCCTAAAACTCAATTTCATGATAAAGGAAAAGATGGAAGAGGAGATGGACCACAAGTTGGAGCTTCAGTTAGACCATCTGCTGAAAGTGAACAAGAGATGGGTGGATTACTTCCATCAGGAGTCGATTTTAATCCAGCAAGAGGAGATGCTCCTGGTTCTATGGCAGAGGGTGTAAGTCGAAGAGCATCATATGAACAACAAGCATTTGGTTCTCCTACAATTATGTTACCACCTCAAACTCAACCTATGATGAGTGGAGGCGGTGGAGGTGGAATGTCGATGACTGGAAGTCCATCTACATCACAGATATTAAATAGTTACTACAAAGCTCAACTAATGGGTTTCTTATATAAACAAGGTTAATGTCATCACAGAATTCTCCATCACAAGCTGGTAATATTCAAAAATTTAAAATATCTTCTAATCTTACAGATAGGGCTGTTGATTTATCTGGAGGTGTAGTCGAATTTAGATATTATGAAAGTGTACTATCAAATAATATTACGGCTACAGCTGTGATTGTTGATAGTGGATATGAAGGTGAAGGTGAAGAGATTAAAACAAGTAAAGGTATATTGGATGCTTTACCTATACGAGGAGGAGAAAGAACTGATATTGTAATAGAAGATAATCTTGAAAATAAGTTATCATTTACCAACGGACTTTATGTAAATAGGGTTAGAAATGCTGATCCTGGAACATCAAAGGACGTATTTTTTGTTGATTTTGCATCAAAAGAATATTTTGCAAATGAACAAATGAGAGTGATGGATAGATATGAAGGAAAGATATCTGATCATGTGAGAGAGATACTTTCTGATATAAATGGAAGAGTTGAAAAGATTGATAATACATCTCTTGATTATAACTTTTTAGGTAATGATAAGAAACCTTTTTATACATGTACATGGTTAGCATCAAAGGCTGTACCAGATAAAGATGTTGGGTCAAGAGCTGGTTATCTTTTCTATCAAACGAGAGATGGTTTTAATTTTAGATCAATAGATTCTCTTTTTGAAGGAGAACCTAAAAAGAAATATATCTTTAACAATACTGGTCAAACTCCTGCAGAGTATGATGGTAATATTTTATCGGTAAGTATCGATAGTGATATTGATCTTAAACAAAACATGACCTTAGGAACTTATAATACTCGATCAATCTTTTTTGATTTCTTTGCGATGAATTATTTTGTAAGAGAATATAAGTATGAACCAAAGAATCTTGGAAAATCTGGGAAAAACTTCGGAGCAGATCTTGTAGCAAAAGAATTCACTGAGACACCAACTCGTCTCACGAGTCATATTTTTGATTATGGTGCTATGCCATCTGGAACTGGAAATAATCAGTTAGAACAATGGAAAAAAGATCCTCAAAATGCAAACTATGACGCAGAAAACACATTATCTCAATCTTTTATGAGATATAATCAAATGTTTACGATTAAAACTAATATCACAATTTCTGCTGACTTTAGTATTAAAGCTGGAGATATTATAAGTTGTGATTTTCCTGAAGTGACTGGGGATAGAAATAAAGAAAAAAATAAACAAACAGGAGGTATATATATGGTAGCCAGTGTATGCCATAGAATTACACCAAGAGAAACTTTTACAAGTCTTGCTCTGGTCAGAGATTCATTTGGTAAAAAACAAGGATTTAGTGACCAATAATGATTGAACAAGGATTATTTAAAAGACATTTTGTAGGAAGAGATGGTTTCATCTGGTGGATAGGTCAGATTGCTTCTGAAAAATCATGGAAAGATAATATTCCAGCTTTGCCTGTTGGTTCTAATAATGATGTTCAAGGATTTGGTGAGAGATATCGTGTCCGTATCATGGGATATCATACATATGATCCAGAAAGAATTACTGACGAAGAATTACCCTGGGCGTATATAATGTATCCACCCACTGCTGGAAGTGGTGGAAGATCAAGTAGTCAATCTTCAAATTTGACACAAGGAACCTTTGTCTTTGGGTTCTTTTTAGATGGAGAAGATGCACAGACACCAATTATCATGGGTGTACTTGGGAATAATGACTATGCGGCAGTGAGTAAAAACATACCTCCTGTTAGATTTGTTCCGTTCAGTGGTTATACTGAAAATGATTATGTTGCATGGTATGCACAAAGAACTGAAACTGGTGGAGAAGTTGTAAAACAAAACGGACCACAAGCAGCAAAAGGAACGGCAGAAGTTCCAGGAGAAAAAACTGGAGAATCAAACAATCAAAAAATTACTGAAAGTGCGAATCATGATTTAACAGAAGCTGCAAGTGAAGCTGCAGCAGATGAACCAACACAACCACTTGCAAAACCATCAAGATGTGAACCAGTCCCAGTTGGTAAAATTCAACAACAAATCAAAAATGTTGTTGTAGAGATACAAAAAATACAAAAATCGGTATACAAATATTCAAGTGCTGTACAGAATCAAATTGGTGACATTCAAAACTTCATCGATAAACAAATCAGAAAGGCAACAAAATTTATATCAGAATCTTTGAAGTGGATATTTGTCGAGTCACAAAAATATATTATTAATAAAGTAAACAATACCTTAAAAGATACCTATTATCTTATTTTTCCAAATGAAAGACCAGGACTTAAGAGGGCAATAGAAAATATTAATGATCTTATTGCTTGTTTGTTTAGAAAATTAATTAAGAATCTTTTCAATTTAGTACTACAGTTTTTAACAGATTCTGTCAGTAGAGTTATCAATACCGCACAATGTTTCGTAGAAAATTTTATTGCAAATATTCTTGGTCAAATTATCGGTTTAGTTACAAATATTGTTAATGGTGCACTTTCGGTAGTCAACTCTCTTGTTGGACAGATATCAAGTATTACTGATAGTATTTTAGGAATTTTGATAGATCTTCTTTCTTTCTTAACTTGTGAAGAAGAACCTCAATGTTCAAAAGTAAATCAATGGAATATTTTGAATGGAACATCTGCATTTTCAATATCTGATTTCGATTCGATCATAACTAAAGCACAAAATATTGCTCAAACTTTTACTGATGCTATTGATATTGATAACTTTGACTTTGATTTAAACTTTGATGATGTCTTCAATCAGGATTCATGCAATATTGGACCATTGGTTTGTGGTCCTCCTGTTCCTCAGTTCTTTGGAGGAAATGGAATTGGTGCAGCAGGAAACTTAATTATTTCTGCGGCTGGTGAAGTTATCGGAATTGATATGATCAGTTTTGGAGTTGGATATGATAGAGAAAATACTTTTGCTAATGTCTATGATAACTGTGGAAAAGGTAGAGGTGCTGTAATTTTACCTGTGATTGAAGATTATACAGACGATGATGGAAATACTCAAACAGGAGTTGTTGACATTATTGTAATTGAACCAGGAACTGGTTATTTAGCAGCTCCAGATGGAAGTAAAGGTGGCAATGGTTATACATGGGCAGATCCTGGTGATACTATCGTAAAACATTCTGATGGTTCATATGATATACCAAAACCACCTGGTAATGTGATATCAGTTATTCCAGGAGATGAAGTAACAGTACCTGTAGGAACAACAGTAACTACAGAACCAAATAATGATCAGGGAGGTGGTGAAGTCATTGTTGGTGGAAATCCATATACGATAACCTCTCCTGGTTTATTTACATCACCATTACCAAGTTATGTCAATCCTGATAATACAAGAGTTGATTATCCAAAAGGAGAATATCCTACTGATGGATTAGGTTCTTATCCAGTAATACTTTATCTTTGTGACATTATAATTCAAGAATCTGGTATCAATTATTCACCTGGAGATGAAGTTATCATTACACCAGATATTGGTGCTGTTGTAGAGCTAAAATTTGATTCACAAGGAAGAGTGATTTCAGTTAAGGTCACTGAAAGTGGTGAAGGTTTTACGGAATATCCTCAGATTTACATTCAATCAGAAACAGGTTATAATGCGGTATTACGACCAAAACTTTGTATAGATAGAATTGGTGTTGATCAACTTAAGGAACCTACATTCCAAGATCAGATCGTAACAGTCATAGATTGTGTGGGTAAATTTTAATGGCAGAACTTAAAAATTATCATACCATTCGATATGGTACAGCTCAAGGTGAATTAAAGTTTGGACATATTACTGCAGATAATGTTTTGTCTGCGGCAATGTTGAGAAATGGTTCTGTTAAAAACCATTACTTTACTTTAGATTCAACAGGAGAGGATCATAGAAAATATGGAACTATTTCAAGATCTCCTGGATCATTTCAAGTTCGAGCTGGAGATAATGTAGGAGAAGATATTCCTGGTGTTTATGTTGAAGCAGTGAGTGGTGATCTTGTTCTTCGAGCTCCAAGTGGAAGAGTTAGAATTGAAGGAATTAATATTGATCTTGTTGCTTCTGGTTCTGACGGAAGAAATGGAGTGATTCATCTAAGTTCTAATGAAAAAGTAATTATTGATTCTCAAACAGTTGATATAAGTTCAAAGGTAAGTACAAAAATATTTTCAGAAAAAACAGTAGATATGATTGGAAAAGCGATATTAAATTTATATGGTGGATTATTGGATTGTGCTGATGGAGCAACTAAAGTTATCGGATCAAAAGGTGGTTCAACTAATGAGGAGCAAAACAAATGAAAACACCTGATTTATTTGTCGGGAAAAGGTTTTTCTGTGGTGTTGGGAAACCAGAAATTTTAGGAAGAGGTCAAGCTGAAGTTCGTGGTTCTGCTTATGTAGAAGGACCACAAATTACAGGAGATCCTACAGGATTTAATAATCCCAATCCATTTGAATTGGGAGCAACAATGGCAGGACAGAATGCTAACATTGAAATGAATAAACCTTATCCATTTTATGCATTCATTGCGAAAACTTATGCACGAATTAAAAGTTTCTTGAAAGTTGATAAACTTTTTATCTCAGAAAATATTAGAAGTAAACTCATCATCACCGAAGTGTTGATGGCAAAAGTTAAGAACTTTTCAATTTCTCATCCACAAAAGAAAGGATATAATCTAGTATATTCTTGTCTTGAAGGTCCAGAAAATGGTGTATATTATAGAGGAAGACTTCGTGGACATAATAAAATTATTCTTCCTGAAGTTTGGAAAGATTTAGTGGAAGAACTTTCAATCACAGTTTCTCTGACTCCGATTGGTGTAGAGCAAAATCTTATTGTAAAAGGAATACAAAATAATGAAATTCATGTAGAAGCAAAAGCAGGATATCCAATTGACTGTTATTATCACGTTTATGCAGAAAGAAAAGACATACCTAGATTAATCACGGAGGTTAAATCATAATGTTAGGAGATTTTGATACTACTGAAGTTCCATTTCCATTTTATTTTAGACATTTTGGAACTTTTGCTGGACCACAATATGAAACAGGAAGTTATGATTATGATACAGCATCACAGGAAGGTGTATGGCATACTCTGATCAACGAAGATTTGTCTTTTAAAAACACTGATCTTGGAGCATATCTTTTTAATAGTTTTTATGATTATGTTGGATTTCATTGTGACTATGTGAGTACAGCACAAATGACACTGGAAGCTTCATATGGAAATATACCAGTTTTTAATGTTTATGCAAGTCAGACAAATGTCAATGGTAATATTAAAGCAATAGGTGATATTACCGCAATTGGTAATATTACTTCATATGGTCAGTACACTTTGAATGGTGTTCTAAATCTTACTGGTGTAGGTGATGCTGCATCATACATGCAAACTACAAGATCAATTGCAAATAGTAAAAAGTCATTTGATATTTCTCATCCGTCAAAAGAAAATCATAGACTTAGATATGTTTGTCTGGAGGGACCAGAGGCAGCAGTATATTATAGAGGAAGACTTAAAGGAACTGTCATTGAACTTCCAGATTATTGGAAAGATTTAGTTGATTCTGATACCATTACAGTTAATCTGACTCCTCACGGATCATATCAAGAACTTTATGTTAAATCTATTGAATGGGGAACTAAAATTCAAATTAGAAATGCAAATGGTGGATCAATTGATTGTAGTTTTGTGGTCTGTGGTGAAAGAAAAGATGTAGCAAAGAATATACCTGAGTATCAAGGAAATAGTCCATCTGATTATCCAGGTGACAATATGGAATATACGGTAGCAGGTTATAAAGAGGTAGCATAATGGGATTTGCAGTTACAAGTTATCCAAATATTACACCAGTCGTTGGTCTTTTATCTGCACAAGTAGATTCTCAAAAAGAATTACTTAGAATTAATTCAAGTCAAACAACACTTGGAGTGAATTCGGAAAGATATAATATGATGTTAGAACCTTGTCAGGTGATGGATAATATCACTCTTGGATATTTGAATGATATTAGTACAGATAAAAACAGTATTATTTCTTTATCTGATCATACTAATTTTGAAACATATTCAATTTACTATGGTTCTTCAAGTGCTGCTGAATCAGCAACAGAAACTTTATTTGATGATGTCTTGACAAGTGTCGAGGCAATGTCCAATCTCAATTTTATTGGAGCAAGTGTTAACTCAAGTACAAATTTTCCAGTCGGAGCTTCAGTCACATCATCTGATGGTGGATCAGGAATTGTTGCTATCGAAGAAACTTCCTCTGTAGGTGTTGCTTTTAGTGTCATCGTTAAAAGTGTTTCTGGTTCATTTGGAATTGGTTCTACAATCTTTTTAGGTTCTCCTGGTATTGCTTTTACTACACTATCTTCATTGAATTATGTTGGTACTGGACAAATCTATCCAGACAATACAATTATTACATATTATCCAGACTTAGAACCTCCTAACACAAGTGTCGATAATCCTTTTGGAAATGAACAACTCAAAGTACTTGTAAATGGAATTAAAGGTATTGGAGTTGCAAATACATTCTATAAAAATTCACTAACAAATCCATTCACACTTGGAGGAGTTGTACAATCTGATGATTCGATTAGTTCTCTTGGAACTGTTTACACCTTTAATACAGTTTCTGGTTCGTCTGTAAAGTCAAGTGTTGATAGTTTAATTTCTTCCATAGATAGTGACAGAACGAATTTAGTGTCGTTTAATAGTGGGTCATCAACAATTAAGGGATATAAAAAAGGATATTCTGTGAATATGTGGTCATTAAATAAAAGTAATGTTGACATTCAGACAAACATCAGTGGTCTTGAAGCGGCGATTAACATTCTTAATGGTCCAGCTAATGGTGGACCATATTAAAACTGACCACAGACCCCTTGACAGTCCTCATATGATCGTCTATGATGGTTAAGTAGTCAGGAGACCAAATGAGTAAACCAGTTCCCGAAAATCATAATATTGAAAATAATGATGAACAATGGCTAACTCGGGTTGTAGTTGACACAAGTCTTCGTAAGTTTTATCTTTACTCCAACGAAGGTGAACAAAGAACAGTCGTATGTGATACAGTCAAACAGTTTATGGATGTTCTTGATGTTGTCAGAAAATTGGTAGATGAACAGTTTGTTATTTATGCTGAACCCCTCACCAAAAACGGCCTTTGATTTCAAAAATGGGTGCAAAAAAATCCCAGTAATTTTTTGACTCTATTACTTTTTTAAAATGAGACCAGAAACAAGACAATCGATGGAAATGCTATTTTCCGCAAAATGGAACGTTCCTCAAGCAGCCAAAAACTGTGGGTTGACAACCAAGGAGATGAAGATTACATTTAATGAGTACTGTCGTCTCAATCCTCCTACTTATAAAGAAGAGTAGATTTATGGGGCGGTGATGAAATTGGTAAACATAGCAGACTTAAAATCTGCCGGACGTTACGTCCTTGCGGGTTCAAGTCCCGCTCGCCCTATTAACTAAATTAAAAGTTTATTATTTTTATGTCTTTACTTTCACAAAAAGATCGTCAAAACGTCATTAAGTCTCTTGACTTTTATCTTTTCAATAAAGGACAAGATATGACTGAAATGGAAAGAGCAGAACTTAATGCTCTTGTAAATTGGGTTAAATTGGAATACGATAAAAACGAAAAATCATGACTATCAAAATTAATTTGTGGTATTCTGAACATAATAGCCAATGGAGATGGACTCTTTGTGATGATCATTCAAATCCATATAAAATGGAATCTGGACAACAACATGATCTTCGTATTGCTATGAATGATGTTGCAAATACAGTAGAGTATATACTTGACACAAAATATGAATCTGTGATAGAATAATCCTGTGTGAAGGAAGGCGCACTTCATGTGCATATGACCCTCAGGAGTTCAAGCTCTTGGGGGTTTTTTATGTAATAAATAACTCATAACGGATTATAGTGCAAATAAAATGCCTTTGTCAAGATTAGACAATTTTCTGAAGAATGTACGTGGAAATATTTTATATGTTGATCCAAGTAACTTGGATGCGACGGATGGTATTGAAAATCAAGGAAATTCATTAGCTAGACCATTTAAAACTCTTCAGAGAGCTCTGGTTGAAGCTTCAAGATTTTCCTATCAAAGAGGATTAGATAACGATAGATTTGAAAAGACATCAATTTATCTTCTTCCTGGTGATCATTTCATTGATAACAGACCTGGTTGGATACCTACAGGTACATCGGGAAGTCCAAATACATTTTTGTTGAGAAATGGACAAACCTCAACAGATTTTCCTTCATTTAGTAATACAACTAATTTTGGTATTTTAGATTCCAATAATATACTGTATCGATTTAACAGTATCTATGGTGGAGTTATTGTTCCCAGAGGTGTATCTATTGTTGGACAAGATTTGAGAAAGACAAAAATTCGTCCACTTTATGTACCTAATCCACAAAATGATCTCATTGAAAGATCTGCTATTTTTAGAGTCACTGGTGCTTGTTACTTCTTCCAGTTTTCAGTTTTTGACGCGTCTACAAGTCGAGGAGTATATAAAGATTATACAACGAATACATTTACACCATCATTTTCTCATCATAAACTGACAGCATTTGAATATGCTGATGGTAAAAATAGTGTCAATATTAATGATGAATTCAATACATTTTCCACCAGTAGAACTGATTTGGATATGTATTATGAAAAAATTGGTAGAGCATATGGTCCAGCAAGTGGAAGAGAAATATCACCAGACTATCCAAATGCTGGGGTAGATATTAATCCAAAAATTGATGAATATCGAATCGTTGGACCAATTAGTGGTTCTGTAGGTATTTCGAGCATTAAGGCTGGAGATGGAAATACTCCAACATCCACGGTGAATGTAAAACTTAATAATGGAATTACTGGTCTGAATGTTGATACTAATGTCATCATTAATAGTGTCACTGATTCACGATATAATGGAACATATTTGGTTAAGAGTATTTTAGATACTGATGCCAATGGTGTTACAGAATTTACATATGATGTTCCTGTTCCTCCATCCAATGCACTTCCAAATCCACTAGGTTCATCTATAGAACTTTCAACTGATACTGTTTCTAGTGCTTCTCCATATATTTTCAACATCTCAATGAGATCTATCTACGGCATGTGTGGTATGCATGCTGATGGATCAAAGGCTAATGGTTTCAAATCAATGGTTGTTGCACAATTCACAGGAATTAGTCTTCAAGTTGATGATCAAGCATTCGTCAAGTATAATGCAACAAGTGGAACATTTGATGATTCAAATACAATTCCAAATCTTCACACTGATATTAACGCAGTATTTAAACCAGATTATGAGAATTATCATATTAAAGCGTCGAATAATGCATTTATTCAGTTAGTTTCTATTTTTGCTATTGGTTATTCAGATCACTTTGTAGTTGAAAGTGGTGGTGATTTCTCAGTTACAAACTCAAACTCAAACTTTGGTCAAAGAGCATTAAGATCTGATGGATATAGACCAAATACATTTAGTCAGGATGATGTTGGATACATTACACATATAGCACCTCCAAGATCTTTACTTCCTAGAACAGTCACAGTCGAATATCCTGCTATTGATATTACAAAAACAGTTGGTGTTGGTCAAACTCATAAGTTATATCTTTATGATTACACCAATCAAGGTTCACCACCTCCATCCGAATTACAAGGATATCGTTTTGGTGCACATTCCAATGATACGATTAATGTCATTCTTTCCACAGGTGGAGTTCCAACACAAAGATCTGCAAAAATCTGTATGGAAGATACTGCAGATACATCAAAACTTTCTGGAGTCAAGAGATCTAGAGTTGGAAATAATGTCTCAACAGGAAATAGTATTTCAAACTCCACCTTAAACTTTACTCAAAATCATGATTTCTTACAAGGAGAGTCTGTAAGAGTTATATCAAGTAATGGAAGACTTCCTGACGGACTTGATGAAAATAGACCTTATTTTGCAATTGTTGACGGTCTTGCTGCTAATCAAATTCAACTCGCACAATCATTCAATGATTCTCTGAATGGGAATAAGATAAGACTCAATAACTTGGGAGGAACAATCACAGTTGAAAGTCGAGTCAATGATAAGATCTCAGGACAGATTGGTCACCCAATTCAATACGACGAAACCGAAGGTCAATGGTATGTAAATGTATCAACTGCAGCAACAGAAAATAACATTTATTCCACAATTGAAGGTGGTGGATATGGAACTGCAACTCCAAGAACATATATCTTAAGACAACCTGATAATAGATCATCAAACGATCGTGTTTATAAGTTTAGATATGTAATTCCATCAAACATTGGAGTATCTTCTGCAAGACCACCATTAGATGGATTTATTCTACAAGAATCTTCTACAGTTACAGGTAGAAATAACACCGAAGTTCAACTGGAATTTAATCCAGTTTCGGTGACCATGAGTAATGACGCTCAAATGAGAAACTTCAGTTTTATTGCTAATACTACGTATTCTAATGGAATTGCATATTATGATACTGAAAGACCACATGGTTTGTCTATCGGATCTACAGTAGAAATTAATGGAGTTAGAAGTACTTTATTCCCAACTGTTGGTGCTGGAAATTCTGGTTATAATGGAGTTTATGAGGTTACTGGTATTTCAAGTGCAAAAACATTCTCAGTTGACCAAATTCCTTCAAATCCAGGAATCTTCTTAAATAACACATCTCAAAGAAATACAAGTCTTCCAACTTTCAGAAGAAAGAGTTTTACAAAGAACTTATATGTTTATGATGTTAATACTATTAATGAATATGTAAGTGGCGAACAAGATGGAATCTATTATATTACTGTTTTGGATTCTTCTAAACATCCACTCATTTCACCTTTCAATCAAAAGAAATATTCCTTCTCACAACCTTTAGCAAATTATTATCCACAATTAGATCGAGATAATCCAGTTTCAAGTCCAAAGAGTTCTACATCTTATGCTCTGGCAAATGATCTTGGAAAAGTTGTTATTGATGAACCAAAGAGTAGTATTACTGCTGAAACTTTAGAGGAATTTATTAGTGATGGTGGAATTGGTATTGGTATTACTGATATCATATCAAATCCTGTAGGAACAGCATATACAATCTATACTGATCATGATCATGGACTTAATCCAATTACAATTCCAACTATCGATAATGGTGGTGCTGGATATGGAGATGGAACTTCAACCATTCAATATTATTATAATGCTAAACTAATTAATATTGGTGCTGGTTCTTTGGGTAGAAATGCTACAGCAAGAGTGACTGTTGATGGAACATCGTCTGGAGAAATTATTGATATTCAAATTATGGATGGTGGATCATCCTTTGTAGAGGGTGATCTTTGTAGAATTGCAGGTATTGCTACAACCACTGGATTCTCCCCTGCAACAATATCTGTAAATAAAATTTACGATAACAGAGGTGATACCTTAAGAGTGAGTGGTATTAATGATTATGATGGTAGAAAATATAATAAACTATACAGAATCTCTGCAGTAACTGATATCAATAAAATTGAAGTTACTCCAGTTGGTGAATCACCTGGTATTTCAACATTAGGTCTCGGAAGAAATGTATCAGCTCCTGGATCCTTATATCTGACTGGTTCAACCTTGAATGTCACAAATTTTGAATATAATAATGTCACTGGACTGGCAACGGTTACGACACAACAAAATAACAACATCAGAGTTAACAACGCAATTCAGATTGATAATGTCGATTCTTCACTGTATAATGGCATCTTTGTTTGTCGAGATAAAGTTGGACTTTCAACTTTAATTATCGATATAGGTATCTCAACAGATATTCCAGTTACAACAGGAAACATCAGAATTCATCCAATTGGGTTTCAAGAGAATTATGGAGAGTTGGTGACAGGTGATGGAGAATTAAACGGAAGAGAAACTCATATTTATGCAGGAATTACAACAATCACTTCTGCAGCTATCACCAGTAAAACAACAGATACAATCAATGTTGAAAATATGATTAACTTTGGTTTTTTGATTGGTGATTATATCAAAATCAATGATGAAATTATGAGAATTAAGACAACTGTAAGTAGAGTGTCTGGGACAACACAATTAAAAGTGTTTAGAGGTGTTTATGGTTCGATTGCAAACACACATCCAGTAGGATCTGTTGTCACGAGAATTAAATTCTATCCATTAGAATTCAGAAGAAACTCAATTATCAGAGCATCAGGACACACATTTGAATATATTGGATTTGGTCCTGGAAACTACTCAACCGCATTCCCAGATAAACAGACAAAGAGGCTGACACTTCCTCAACAAATTAGTGCTCAAGCATTAAAAACTAATGGAGGGGTTGTAAATTATACTGGAATGAATGATAGAGGTGATTTCTTTATTGGCAATAAGAGAATCGCATCGAATACTGGTAGAGAACAAGTTTATGATACTCCAGTACAGACAGTTAGTGGAGAAGATCCTTTTAGTTCTCAAGGTGTTGTTGACACTTCAAACTTCAACTATATTGAAGGATCAACAATTAAAGTTGAAAGAAATCTGGTAGTTGATGGTGGTGATAGAGGAAGTATTATTTCTGAGTTTAATGCTCCAGTTTCATTTACCAAGAAGGTCACAATTTCTGGAAATGATGGAATTGAAACTAACAATCTATTCCTTCAGGGAAATGTTCAGGTTTCAAGAAAACTTACGGTTGGTATTTCAACTCCAATTCTTTCAGGAAATCCAGGTGATGTTGTATTCAATGCAAACCCAACAAATGGAGGAACAGTTGGTTGGGTATATACAACAAATAATGAATGGAGAGAATTTGGTTCGATTAGTTGATAAATAAAAAGAAGACCCATGAATCTCATTAGTTAAATGGCAATAGATAAGGATTTTGTCATTCGTAATGGCATAGAAGTAAATGAAGATTTAATATATGCTGATCCCACTTTAAGTCGAGTGGGTGTTGGTACAACACTACCTAGTACTAAATTTGATGTTAACGGAGATATTCATTCCACAGATTCTATCACTTCTGAAACTTTAATTTCTTCAAAAGATGGTTCATACACAGGAATTATAACTGCTAATGATGGTTATGAAATTGGTATTGGTGGTACATTCATCAAAGCGTCTGTAAATGATAGAAAAATTGGTATTGGTTCCACAAATCCAGTCTATACAGTAGATCTTTATGGTCCAGTTTCGACTGGAACAACAGCAGCATATGTTTTTGGTGATGTAGAAGTCACTGGTTCAATTAAAGCAACATCATTACAAGGTCAAATCTCTGCTGGTGGTACAGTAGGATTTACAAATGTAAGTGTTGAAAATGTTTTAGAAGCAAATAACGCAGAAGTATATACTCGATTTACCGTACAAGAAACAGGATCTGATACATTTACTTTTGTTGCTGCTGGGAATCCTCCTGGTATTGGATTTACTCAGAATACTGACAATCCAGAAATTTATTTAGCAAGAGGTCAAAAATATCTATTTGATCTTGATTCTGGTGGTTTTCCTTTCTATATTAAATCACAACCAACAGCAGATTTGAATAATCTTTATGGTGATGGTGTTGATAATAATGGAGCTCAGGTAGGAATTGTAACATTTAAGGTTCCATTTAATTCACCAAATATTTTATATTATCAAGCATCAAATGTCAGTGGAATGGGAGGAACGATCTATATCACAAATGATTATAAATCTATCGTCACTGGTATAGCAACAATTATAACACTAGATGCTGAAAATGGTGATTTTGAATATGTCAATGTCAGTGGAATGGCAACATTAGCTAATATCAGATCTACTGATTTTAGTGTCAGTTCTGGTATTGTAACAGCTAAAAAGTTTGTTGGTGTATCTACTGGTTCTGATATGATCAGTGTACATCAAAAAAATGATAGTGTAGATTATCAAGTTCTATTTACAGAATCAGTTGGTGTTGGTTCTTACTATCAACTTGCTTATGTGGATGAAGACTCTACTCATTTGACATATAATCCTTCGACAAGAACTCTGACTTCGCAGACATTTGCAGGAATTGCAACTGGAGCAGATTTGATTAATATTGATGAGAAGAACGATAATATAAATTATCAAGTCTTGTTTAGTAGTTCAGATTTATCAGCATATCAAAGACCTTATATTGATTCAGATAATTCTCATTTCACATATAATCCATCTACTCAAACACTTACAATTTCAAATCTTGTCGGTAATTTGACTGGTGATGTGAGTGGCACGGTTACAAATGCTAATTTTATTAACATTGATGAGAAGAATGATAATGTAAATTATCAAATCATATTCAATGATAATCAAGGTGCTAGTTATCAGAGACTTTATATTGATAGTGATTCTGGTCAATTTGTATATAATCCATCAACAAGAACTTTTAATGTTCAAAATATTTCATCAACAAACGTAACAGGTACAACATTTACTGGTACTGATTTTATTGGTCAGGCATCGAATGCAACCAATCTAAATCTTCAAGCAAGAAACACTACAAATGCTACACATTATATAACTTTTGGTACATCAACAACAGGAAATCAAAGACTCAACACTGACACTTCTTTAACATATAATCCAGGCACAAATACTTTAACAACAGGAAGTTTTAGTGGTAATGGAGCTTCTGTTACAAATATTGATGGTGGTAATATTTCAACTGGTGTTATTAATGAAGCTCGACTTCCAAATGCATCAACTTCTGCACAAGGTGTAGTTCAACTTGATAACACTTATCCACCTACAAATAGTTCAACAACAACTGCTCCAACTGCAAATGTTGCAAGAAGACTTTACAATGAATCTGTAGGAGTTATTCCTTCTGGAACAACAATGTTGTTCTGTCAAGCTTCTGCACCTACTGGTTGGACAAAAGTCACATCACATAACAACAAAGCTTTGAGAGTTGTAAGTGGTACTGGTGGAGGGAGTGGAGGAAATAATACCTTTACTTCTACTTTTGATACAAGAACTGTTCCTCTCCCAAGACATAACCATGATGCTAGTACAGGTGATGCTGGGGGTCACTCTCATAGTGGTTCTACTAATAGTGCTGGAAGTCACTCTCACGGTGCTAGTACAGGTGGTGCTGGATCTCACTCTCACAGTATTAATGATCCAGGTCATAGACATACTTACGAAAGAGAAAGAATTGAAGATAGAGATAGGGATGGAGGAGGGGCAACCGCAGATAATAATACTAATACTACTTTTACATCATTTTCAACTACTGGTATTAGTATTAATGGAGTAGGTAATCATAGTCACTCCGTATCAATTAATGCTGCAGGTAATCATAGTCACTCATTATCAATTAATGCTGCAGGTGATCACAGTCACTCATTATTAATTAATGGAGTAGGTAATCACTCTCACAGTGTAAGTGTAAGTAATGTGGGAACTTCTGGAGCATCAATGGACTTTAGAGTTCAGTATGTGGATGTAATTATTTGTAGTAAAAATAGTTATTGACCTTCGATCATTGGAGGATTGAGAGGTGTGACCTGAGCAACATTAATTCCTTGTTGAAGAGCATGTGCATAAAGTTGTTGATTCTGATGATTAGCTTCGACAACTTCATTTCTGAAACTTTCTACAGCGGCTCCAGTTTGATTTGATTTTTGTGCGATCTCCACAGCCATCATTGGCATCCATGAAACTGCACATTTCCATTCATCAATTTCCTGACCAGTATTTGGATTTGTTCCACGAACAAGTGTATACCAAGCACATTTATGTCCTACACATTTCTTCTTAATCAGAGGACAAAATTCTCCATCTTTCATATTCTAAAATTATAAATTTCAAAAAATATTTATCTACGGATATTATAAATAAAACTAACGGAATACATTGTAAATATAATGTCACTGCTTAGGGCCGACCGTATTGCAAATAGATATAATAATACAGGTCCTATCATTGTAGGTCCCAGCACAGTACATGGTGATTTCACAATCACTGGGAATCTCATTGTAGCAGGAATAGCAGTCACAAATGGTGTCACTGTTGGTGGAGCTCTGACTGCAAATACCCTCAAAGCAACGAATTTAGTTGAGTCTGTATACGGAAATATTACTGGTGTTGCAACCATCAATACTATTCGTGGTGCAACATATTTTGGTGTTGGTAACAATATCACTGGTGTTACGACACTTATAAAAGAAGGAAGTGGTATCTTAGTTCTTTCTGGAACTCCTCAAGACGGAGGTTTCACTAATAATGTCACTCTTTCAGCAAGAAATGTAGTTGAATCTCAATTTGCAACTGAAGCTGGAGTCTCAACAAATCTTGTTGGTGGTGATGCAGGAAAGATTCCTTATCAGTCAGCAACAGACACAACAGGATTTACTGATGTAGGAAGTGCCGGACAAATTCTACAATCACAAGGAACTGCAAAACCAACATGGACAAGTCTTTCTGCATTTAATGTAGCATATGCAGATAGTGCTGGTATCAGTACAGATATTTTTGGTGGTTCTGCAGGTAGACTGGTTTATCAAAGTGGTATCGATCAGACTTCATTTGTTCCTGTTGGTGCATCTGGAAGAGTTCTTGTTGCTCAAGGTTCATTATCACCCGCTTGGGTTGATCCAAATGTTGGATTAAGTGTATCCTTTGCAAAATTTGCTGGTCTTTCAACAAATGTAAGTGGTGGTATTGCATCTGTCACTCAATTAAATGTTGGACCAGGTATTTCCACATTTAATGGTCCACTGTTAGCTCAAGGAAATATTAATGTTACAGGTGTTACAACAACTGTTGATTTAAGAGTATCCTCTGCAGCAACAATTAATAATCTTACATTACAAACTGGACCAGGTGTTGCAGTCACTGCAATTCTTGATGAAGATACCTTTGTCTCTGATCGAGATGATGCTCTTGCAACTCAACAATCAATCAAAGCATATGTTGACAGTCAGGTCACTGCTCAAGATCTTGATGTAAGTACAGATGATGGAACAATTGCGATTGATCTTGATAGTGAAGTTCTTGGAATCAATGGTGCTTCAAATGAAATTTATATTACTGCAACTGGAAATGATGTTACTGTTGGTCTGAACACAGATGTCATAATTTCAAATGATCTAACTGTTACTGGTAATGCTGGAATTGGAAGTCTGAGTGTATCAGGTATTTCAACATTCACAAATGGTCCCGTATTCATTGGAACCGATACTTCAAATGGTAACCAACTTCTTCAAATTGATGGTAGTGGATATGTCAGTGGAAATCTTGGTATTGGAGAAACACAACCTACTGGAATTGCAACAGAAACTAACACTTCGATTTTAAATGTAGGTGTTGTTACTGCAAATTTCTTTTATGGTGATGGTGGTAATCTTACAAATGTAGAAGGATATCCTGATGTAGAAAATATTCTATATGTTTCTAAGAGCGGAAATGATTTGAATTCTGGTACAAGACTTTCAACTGCAAAACGAACTGTTGGAGCTGCACTTACTTTAGCAAAAGATGGGACAGTTATCAAAATTAGTGCAGGTACATATGAAGAGAACAATCCCCTCAAAGTACCAGCTCAAGTATCTTTGATTGGTGATAGTTTAAGAGATACTACTATTATTCCACTCAATGTAGATCAAGATTTATTTCATGTTAAAGGTGGAGATTATATCTCTGATATGTCATTTGTAGGAACAATGAATAGTGACAAGGCTGTTATTGCCTTTGATCCAGATTCACCAGATTATATTATTCAGTCTCCATATGTTAGAAACTGTACCAACTTTATTAATGAAAGTATTGGTATGAAAATTGATGGTGCTGATGCAATTGGAAGAATCAAATCAATGGTTGTTGATTCTTATACACAATATAATCAAGGTGGTATTGGTGTTTCGATTACAAATGAAGGATATGCTCAGTTAGTTTCGATCTTTACAATTTGTAGTGAAATTGCAATTTATTGTGGAGCAGGTGGTGCATGTGATCTAACTAACTCAAACTCATCTTTTGGAGATTATGGTCTAATTGCAGAAGGTATTGGTCCAAGAAACTTTACTGGTGTTGTAACTGAAGCTGCTGAAGTAAGTTCATCCCAATTTGTATTAGATTTAACACCAACAACATTAAATGTCAGTAATGCTGATTATGATAACGTAAGTGGATTAGTAACATTTACAACAACTACAGATCATAATCTTGTTGTTGGAACAGCTATAACAATTAAGGATCTTAAATTTACTTGTGACTCATTCAATCCTGTCACATCATTTAGCATCTCAACTGCAAATTATGACAATGTAAGTGGTATTATGACTGTTCAAACGAACACAGATCATAATTTTGTTGTTGGTCTTGCAGTTACATTCAATGGTTTAGTATTTGAATGTGATTCTGGTGGTGGTCTCTCAACAGCAATATTCCCACCAGCACCTGGCGATGGAAATGGACCAGCGAATCATGTATTTGATGTTATCACAGTTGGTACAAGTACAGAATTTAGTGTTCTTGTTGGACCATCAACAATTTCTCATGGATATGTTGAAAGTGGAAATGTTGCAATCAGTACAATATCAACATTCCCAAGTGGAACATATGGAAATATTTTTGTTGTAGAAGATGTTGTAGGACCACAATCATTCTCTGTTTATGTCGGTGTTTCCTCTTTTGTTCACTCTTATGATAGTGGTGGTGAGATTGAAGAGTTTATTACAAGACCATATGATGGTCAGGTAATTTATTTTGGTGACTTGTTTTATACTGTTGATAGTATTACAGTTACAAATCGTGGATCAGGATATACAAGTGGTCCTCCAACTGTCACGATTGATTCACCTTCAGAAGATTGGGGAATTGCTGCTACAGCTACAGCATCTGTAGTTGGAGGAATTGTTGATGAAATTGATATTGTTTCGACTGGAAGAGGATATACTTCTACGCCACCTACAGTTACATTTAGTGCTCCTGCTGTCGGAATAAATACAGCTGAAGGAACAGCTAATCTTCTTCCCACATATTATGTAATTTCGGAATCAACTCCTATTAGTAATGGTATTTGTACTATTACTGTTACCGAAAATGTTCCATTTGCTGTTGGAGTTGGAACAACTACACCATTCTTTAAACAAAGTAGAATATTAGCATCCAGTCATTCATTTGAATATATTGGTTCTGGGACATCCTTAAATTCTGCTCTTCCTCAAGATGGAGGAGTTCCAATTCAAGAAAATGAAATTGTGAATCGAAATGGTGGTTTGGTGATTTATACTTCGACAGATCAAGCAGGTAATTTCAGAATTGGTGATGGTGTCATTATTAACCAACAGACTGGAACAATTACAGGTGATGATTATACAAGAAGTTTATTTGCAACTATGACACCATTTATCTTAGCTTTAGGAGGAGATTAATCAAATGGCACTAGCTCTAAATGTTTTTAGAACAATTGCTCAAGTTGCACCAACTAGTGCTGTGGGGATTTATACTGCCCCAACAGGTTATACTGGAGTGGTGCTTTTAGCATCTGCTACAAATATCGGTAGTGATACTCATACAATTTCTTTTTCTCATGAGAGAACTGTATCTGGTACAGCAGTAACTACGGAAATTTTAAAAGATTTTCCTCTTGATGGTAATGATTCTGCTAATCTTCTTTCAGGAAAATTAGTTTTAGAAACTGGTGATGTGTTAGTACTAGAGGCTAACAATGCAACTGATATTAAATTTATTGGAAGCATACTAGAGACACTGAACTAAAATGGCAAATAAGTACACCAACACAAGATATACAAGCGGAAAACAAGTTTCTGCGAAGATAGGTATAGAATCATATAGTGAAAATGATACTTCATTAGAGGTCATTGGTCGTGTTGGTGTCAATACTTCCATTGCAACACAAGAATTACATGTAGAAGGAAGTGCATATATCTCTGAAAATCTTGGTGTTGGCACCACCAACCCAACTCAAGATTTGGATGTCGATGGTAATCTCAGAATAAGAGGAGCACTTTATGATGAATTAAATGAAAGTGGTACTTCTG